TATGAAGTTACATTTGGAAATCATATTGCAGAATTAGGTAAACTTAGAGATGAAGCTAGAGATAAGAAAGCTTGGTCGGCTGCAGTTAATGCAGAAGTTGCGCGAGGTAAAGCTGCTGGGTTGTATATTGAACAGAAAATAATTCGTACTGGTAAATTAGAAGACCTATCGACAGAAGAATTAGAATCAAGAATGAAGACCATAATAGATGAATATTCACCCATACTTGAAGGTATTGAATTTGAAGAGTTAAAAGACAAAGTAAGAGAAGAACCAAAAAAAGTTGAAGAAGCTGAAGAACCATTAGATTAATACTTTCTCCATTTTTTTAATACATCCCATTGGGAATACATTACGACCACTGAAAACTTCATCTTCAGTGTCATAAGTTGAAAATGTTTTTAATTCTCTTTTGTTTTTAGAAAATACAAATCCATATGTAATTAAAGTTGAATAATCCATATTCTCAAATTGTTCCGTATGAGCATGGTCCTCTTCACCTGTAATATCAATCCAAGTTATCTTATAAAGGTAGTATTTCCTTTTCTTTATCTGACAAACGATCGGTTTTTTCATTTCATTTCCCATAGTATTTTATTTTATACATTGTTCTAAAACATAAAAACCAAAAAAGGTAGTCTTTATTGGGTATTTGAAGATTTGTTCCATCATGTTCTAAGCCCTTTGGAACAAAATATGTCAATTTTGTTCTGTAATTTCAATGATTTACTATATTGCTTACCTATTTGTTCCATGTTCCAGTACCCTAAATTTAAAAAAATTATTTTTATAAATGTATAAAAAAAGTTTCTTAGGTGGAACAAAATCAAAAATTCTTTGTTTTTAACCATTTCTTGTGGAACAAATCCCCCCTGAACCCGGATCCCTGAAGCCGGAACCCTGATCCAAGACCCATGGACCTCGTAGGACCCCTCAGGACCCTTAACACACTGTTGCATATTTATCACACTATGTCTCATAAATGCCACAATTACGCCTTATTCTTGTCAAGATTATTATAGTATTTATCCACACGTCTCAGCCAGTCATACTTAGCCTTTTTAAACTCTTCACCTTCCCAACTAAACTCTTGGTATCTAAGGTCCTTAGTAATTACAAAATTAACGCCTCTTGGTATATGTTCACCAAACATGTCTTCAAACGCTAAAGCATATGCTGCAAGTTGTATTCTATAACTATCATGCAACCACTCTTTCTTTTTAGGCTTATTAGAATTTTTATGGTCACACACCGTAATTTTACCATCATGGATACCAATTAAGTCTGTTTGACCGGCAAATAGGCCCTGATATGCTAAATATGGCTCTACACCCCACACCTCACTCAAACGCTCATCTATGGCGCTCTCAATAAGAATATCAGCCATTTTATGAGCCTCTTGACCTAAATCAGTTAAATCCAGGTGCCTTGTATCGGTTATGTAATTTTCTACAATTCTATGGAGTACACTACCCCTCGCTGCCGCCTGATCCCGGATGCGATCAGCCGTTTCAGCTCCAACTCTTTGCTTCCATGCCTCCAGTACCGCTCTCTTTTCTTCAGACTCAGTTGCTTGAAGTATCGTTGTAACCGATGGCAACGCTTCACCGTTAATACTGTAAACTCTTTTACCATCTACCATAGTTCTAGTTGATGTAGGGTAGTCAAAATGTTTTGTTTTAATCATTGGGTATTCCTATCATGTTAAAGTTATAGATTTCTTTGTTGTTCAGTTCGTATCTTCCAATAAGATTTTTCCATTTATAATTTGGTAAAAGTTCCATAATTTCTTTTTTGTTTCCATTAGTATGTTCAGTTTTAATCGTATGGTATTCAGTGACAATTACAGGTTTATTTTTTTTAATAATTTCCATTGCCCCTTGTAAGACTTCTAATTCATGACACTCTACATCTATTTTAATTAAATCGATGTTCATTAAATCTTTTAGCCTTTGATCTAAAGTTACACGTGGAATAGGAAAACCTTTTTCTAGTATAAGTTGTTGTATTTTTACATTACCACTATTCATACCTTTACCGCTGTAATCAATCTCACCTACATAAATCATGTCATTTTGATTAGAAACCGCTTCTTTGTAAGTGATGATATTATATCGATTATTTAAAATGATATTGGTATTAAGCATTTGATAAATAAATCTCTGCATCTCAAATGCAATCACATAACCTTCAGTCAGTTTAGATAATGGAATACAATGAGTTCCAATATGTGCGCCCACTTCTATGATATTAGAATTAGGTTTGATGTATTTTTTACATTCATCATACACTTCATTTTCCCAGCCATCATATTTAACTAAAGACTCAGGGATATAGAGATCCTCTGCTAAATGAATGAAGGCGCCCTTAGAGCATTGTGTTTGTTTAAGCTTCATTAGATTTTCTCTTTAGCTTTTCTTTTCTTTTTAGAAATCTTTCTGCTTTGTCTAACAATGCAGTTTGTTTTTCTATAAACTTATTCGACTGTTCCACAAAAAAATAGTCTTCATCTATTCTTTTATTAGTAAATTCAAAGTCATCGTCCCATTCTTTTTTAATTGCTTTCATTTCCCAATAAGAATCGAGTGCATGCTTTCTAGCTTTTTTTCTATTTAAAAAATATTTAATTGGATTATGGAAAAACACCGTTGTTTGTGCAATCACATGGACCCAAAAAGGATTTTTTCTATATTTAATCATCTTCTTAACCATGTCTGTTATCTCAATATAATCAGCCATCAATTCATTATAAGTATGCTGGTGTTCTTCAATCCATAACTCACCTTTTCTTGCTCTAACTAAAGCATCGATCTTAGCTTTTCTTATTTCTTCTACTATTTTTCTTTGTTTCTGTACATTTTTCTTTAGCATAGTCGTCCCCCTTTTTTGACGTTCTGTTCACCCCACATGGGCTGAAGGTTGGTATGATGAAAACAGATTTTTTGTTGTTCAGGATCTGTTAAATCAAATCTTGCACATGGAATAATATGATCGACATGCCATACGCCATAGTTATTCCAATTCATTCCGTCTTCAAATTTTTTTTCTATATAATTTTTTAATTCTTCTCTGCTGCAACCCAACATATTTAAAGTTGTAGCACTTTTGGCAGTGTTTATTTTTCTCATTAAACAAGAAACTCTAGTTCTCAATCGTTCTTGTATTTTATATCCAGGATCTCTTGCCATTCTTCTCTTTTGATATCCTTGTCTTAGTTTACGATATTTTTCTCTATTTTTTACTTTCCATTTTCTTCTAATTTCTTTTCTTTTTATTTTGTATTCTTCTACATCTTTATATTTATGGTAGTGTTTGCTACTTTGTTCTTTATTTATAATTTTCCATCTTTCAGGATTTTTTTTTCTCCATTCTTTCATTAACTTTAATTCATGATCTTTATTCTTTAAATATGTTTCTCTTCTTTTTATGTAACGACATTGTCTACATATATAATAAAAACCTATTTTGTGTTTTTGTAAATGAAATTTTTCAGGATGATCAATTGTATTCACCTGATGAACCTTACAAGTTTTATGTTTTACAGAATTTATTCCCATGAAGCTTTTTTATTATCTCTTTGTTTTTGAAACCAAGATAAAAATTTTTTGTCTTCAAACCAATATGCAATTTGATCTGCTGGCACTTGGTCCGTTCTGATACAATCATATAAATTTTCGTATTCAGATTTTTTAATGTTAGGCTTTTTTGACATTTAATATCCTCCCATAGTTTGGCCAACCAAATTTATCATGTGACTCATCTGTATATCTCCAACGAATAACACCAGTAGATGGATTACGTTCATATATTTTCTCCCTATTTTTATTTTTATTTTTTTTCTTCATTGATCACTCTTTTTTGTTCGTCTCTTTTTCTACCATCCCATCTTAAATCTAATTCAGTCACTTGATCATCATTGCCATGACAAATTTTTATAAGATGTCCTTGCGCAGTATCAGTTACCCAATACTTTTTATAATTATTTATTACGATTGTTTTTGCCATCTCTTTTTATACCTTTCTCTTTCTGCATTTCTTTTCTGCCAATATAGATTTATTTGTTCTCTAAACCCTACACCTCTTTGCACAGAAAACTCTGCAGGTTGAAGATCACTTCTTGCATACTTACGCAGAAGTTTTTTACTTGCAATACTTCTGTCTCCACTGCTTCTTTTATAATTTCTTTTCATCTATTGTTTCTCCATCAAACATTTATTTTGACCACTTTCGATTACTTTGAAATCATATAGTTCTAAAGTTTGAGCAATCAGACTCATGTTGTATTTTTTGTAATCATCAAACACAAACCTTGCGCCTTGTTCAGTTCTATTTGCAAACCATATTGCTTCAGTCATAACATCTTTGGTCATGTGTGGACCATCAAAATGTACAAATGCAAAAATAGAATGTCTATGTTCAGTATCATTCATAAACTTTGTGTCAGTCATATTACACAAAGTAAATTTACCTTGATTACGATACGATTTAAAATCGTTTAACATAGTATCTCTCATGTCATCTGTATAATCACAAGTATAAGCACCTGTATCATCGTAATGTTGATATTCTAAATTACCATAAGGATCAACGCCAACATGGATGTAGTTGTTAAGAACGTTATCCATAATAATTTTTGATCCCAGTCCTTCACGTACTCCAATCTCACAAGTTTTATAACCATTGCAATCAAAGTTTTTAGTCCATTTATCAAGTAACTCATAGTCACTGCTATCTCCTCTAATCATTATTTTACCCTCAATGTATAATTTATTTTAGTGTTTATAATTTTTTTTACTTTCATTGTTCCTAACATTATCTTTTCTCCATTTCTTTATTGATGTATTTATCTAATTGATCTTGAAGCACTGCTTTATCTTTCATCAAGTTTTCAATTTGTCTTTCTAAAAGTTTAACGTGTTCAACAGTTAGTTTATCTTTATACTTATATTTTTCTCTATGTTCATCGAATATATTTTTTATTCTTTGTTCATCAATCATGAGTTCTCCTTCACTTTTGCACATTGTACATTGTTGTACTATGTCTGTTGGGTCCTCTATTGATTTCTTTACTTTTATATAACCATTGCCATGGCATCTTGGACATATTTGTTTCTTCTTTTGCATATTTCTCCTCTATTTTTTTTATTGCTTCATATACTCTTTTTTTTACTATCTTTGGTGCTAGTTCTGAATATTCACAAACTAAATCAAAGTCTTTATGGTGAAACCACATTTCTTCTAAAGAATATTTTTGTTTTATTTTAAATTTGAATTGAAATTCTTTCTTTTTTAAAAGATCTTCAATACCTGCAACTAATACATTTCTCCAAAGACTTCTTACTGGATCTCTTTGTTCATGTAATTCTACAGTTTTAAAACCGAAATTACCTTCTATTGATTTTGCCATTTAATTTTCTCACTTTCTCATTAATTATAATATCTAAAGCTTTTGCTCTAGAAACTTTAAATTCAGGAACAATAATACTCCTGATCTTATCTAGTTTATTGCAACTTTCGTGTGAAAGTGCAACAGATTTATATTTACTTATATCTGTCATTAGTATAACCTTTCATTATTTTTAACATTTATTAATAGTTAGGAGATTAAGCATTTTAAATAGGATGTCAAGATGAAATTTTTATTAACAATATATTTGTGCTCAGTTGTCACAGGTGAATGTGTTCAACCTGTATTAGAAGAATATAAAATAGAACAATTTTATGCCACACACTATGAGTGTGTACAAAAAGGTTTAGGCGAGTCTTACGATTTATTATTCGCAGATAATATTCTTACCGTAGAACAAATTAATGAATTTGAATTATACCCTAGATTTTCTTGTGTTCCAAAGAATATTCTTCCAGAGGAACCTGCTTAAGTAATTTATACCATTGGTCCCTGAGGCCTGGATCCTTAGTCTTGTTATATTTATTTGCTAAGATATCTGCTTCAATAGTTATTTTTCTTATAATGAAGTCTCTTGTTCTAGCCATTTTTTAAGCTCCTGTTTAGGGTTCTTAGATTCAATTATTCTTTCAATTAACGTAGCTGCTTTATAAGCCGTTCTACCAATAGACGGTTCAAATAATTCAGACTCATACAAGTGATTAACTATTTTCTTTTTTATATTATAAATCATAAATATCCTTTCTAATATAAAGATAGGATACTAAAGGATTAATGTCAACGGTTTTTTCGCTGTCTTTTTTCTTGTTTATTTCTAGATTTTTTATGAACGCCTGGACGTTTCTTAGGCTTTGTTCTAGGTACAAAGTGTGTAAATTTTTGTTTAGCCATTTTTATAATGTTCTTTTATATATTTTCTATCACTCTCTGATAAAGACATATATCGTATTCTTCCGTTAATGTGCTGTTTTGTATCATGTCCACAATTAGTACATCTATAAAAATCTGAAACAATTGCAACTAAAATCGATTCTTCTTCACACTCCTCACAATACCCATGTACGGTATCTATTTTTTGAAATATTTTATCTAATTTCGTCATGTCAACTCTACTGCCTTTCCTATTATTGGTTTATATTTTATTCTTTTATCTTCTCTATAAGCATGCATAAATTGTCTTCTCGGTTGATAAGGTACCCAACTCGCGTGGATCCATCCAGAGTTTGGTTCACCTGGAGTATAGAATTCTAAAATTAATTGATCTGTCTCAAGATATTTATGTATCCAATCAGCAACTTCAGCATTATCCACACCAATTATTTCAAAATCGACGGCCTCAGCTTTTGCATGCTGTGAATTTTCTGAGCTTCCTATCGCTTTACAAAGTTCAACTGATCTAAATCCGCTAGTAACTTTAACCCTGCCGAACTGGTCCCGTACTGGTTGAAGTACATTTTCACAAAGTTGTTTTAATTTATCTATTTGATCGCCGTTAGGATTGTTATCAATATTTAAACGGATAGCAGTATCCGATTTTATGAGTTCTTGAAGCGTGAAGTTTCGAGAAAGGTTCATTTTGATTTAATAATTTTATCTATACTTATACTACCATCGACATTTTTTTCAATAGTGGCTTCTACTTCACCGCACATAAAACGTTTATTATCCATATCCATGTTTCTAGTTGCTTCTCTTTTCATCTTTAAACAAGTACTAATATCAGATTGAATACGGTGTTCTACTAATTCACCTGCTATAAATAAACATAATGCAATAACTGTTTGTATCATTAATGATTCCCATTTAATTTACCAATATTAGCTCTTACACTATCTTTCAATTTCTCTACGTCTATTCGTAGTCTTTCAACATCTGTTTGTAATCTTTCAATATTAACTCTGTTATTCATCATACCATCAACACGTTCAGTTAATTTTTCTAATCCCTCTGCTATATGTTCTAGTAACATAAACTGTTCTTGATCAATTGGTTTTTGTGCTGATGCTTCTAATAAATCTTGTTCAAATAATTTATTAGCTGTCTCTAATGCATTAAGTCTTTCAATAACACCAAATGCAAACCATGCACCTATGACTACAGCTGCAATTAATCCTATTAAATTACGTAACGGGAGACCGATACTTGTGTTCTCGTTTATTTTTATTGACATGATAAACACTCATCAGAACCTGAATCTAGTTCTGCTAATGCTTCTTCCTTACAATCTTGACCACAGAATAAATCTAATTCATCTTTTGGTTCAAATTCTTTTTTACATTGTTTACATTGCTTCATCATTATACTCCTTAAATAACCAGTTAACATATCTTTGCCACCAAGATATTTTTTTAGGTTCTTTTTTTAACACTAAAGGTTTGCAGGTGCAACTATCGCAAATACAAGACTCACATTTATTTGTAGTTACATTGTAACCTTTTCCATAACAATGACATCTATGTCCACATATTTTACATTTATGTTTCATTTTTTCTCCTCTATACCATAAAACATTTTATCAGAATCTTCTGTTACCCAATCATCACCTTCAACATCCCAGACCGTATTTTGTACTTTGTAATCTGGCCAGTCGTTATCTGTTGTGTAACTATTTACATGCCAAATGATTCTGTTGTTTGGCTGCGCAGCATAGTTGCCGTTTTCTAATTGCATTATATGAGCACACTTATGCTCTTGCGGAATCTCTGAATGTTCCGTGTTAAGTATATTAGTCTCTGGATGAGCCCAGTCAACCGTAAATAAGTATTGACCTTTGTAGAATTTTTTATCTTTACCTAAATATTTACCATCTATACCAGCCAACCAATCAAAGCAATGCACACTAGGATAATAACTAAAACAGTTCCACAGTTGTAACTCGTTCGCCTGCATATCCGGCACATTGGTTCTGTCATACTGTTTTTGGAAAAACGCTGAGATAGGCAAACGCCAATAGCACGCACCATTGGGAAGCATGATATTAAATAAGAGAGCGCGACCTGATATAGAGACAATACCAAAGATAACGCAGTCACTAGAATCTTTCTTATATTTTGGATCCAAATCATAAAGATACTCCTTCCGTATTTTGCAATAGATAGGCGGTATATTTGCATTTAAATAAGCCATAGTTCCTCATTATTATTCTTCTTTTATCTCACCCCAATTAGGACCAGATTCATAGTCAACTTTATTAGGAACTTTAAGCTCTACTGCATGTTCCATTATTTGTTTTATTTTATCAGACTGCTCTTTTGATTCAATAGAAAAGTCTAGTTCATCATGTATTTGTATATGACCTACTAAACCTTCTTTATATAAATCAACCATAGCTTTTTTAGTCATATCTGCAGCTGATCCCTGAATTAATTTATTTAAAGCTTTATAAGTAAATGCTCTTCTATGACCATTTTTATGCCAGTAATTTTTCTTTAGCTTACCATCGGTATCTTTTATTTGATTACCATCCTCATCTAATAAATATGGTCCCATATTTTTTAACTCCAACATTTTCTCATGATCTTCTGCAGGTACAAATTTACCCCAATCAGAACCTCTTAATATTGGTTCATACTTTGGAAATCTACAACGTCTACCTAATATAGTTTTTATCTTACCTCTTTCTTGAGCAGCTTCCATAACACCATTAGTTAATTCTTTTACAAAGGGCACACTATCATGATACTGAGAAAATAATTCATCAGCTCTTTCTTTTGTAACACCAAGTTCTGCTTGTAATTTTGTTTTACCCATACCATAGAATAAACCTAAGTTAATTGTCTTAGCTTCTTTCCTACCAATGCCAGCCATCTCTGCTACAATTTTATGGAAGTCTGTATTTGGATCTTCATAATAAGAGTTTGCAATTTTCTTTGCTGACTCATATTCAAATCTAATACCATAATGAGTTACTAATCTTGGTTCTTGTTGTGAGTAATCAAATGTACCCCATTTACAACCTTCTTCAGGTATAAATAAACTTCTTATTAATGGTCCTGTATTTGGATCTCTTGCAGGTATCTGCTGTAAGTTTGGATTAGAATAACTAAACCGTCCTGTAACGGTACCACCATCATCAGATCGTATTTGATTAATGTCTGCATGAATTCTACCATTGTGTTCATGTTTTAAAATAGTATCAATAAATGTAGTTCTAACCTTGTTTATTTTTCTAGCTTCTGCTATCATATTTACAACAGGATGTTTATGATTAGCCAAAAAACCTTTTGTAAAAGAAGGTTCACCAGTTGGAGTTCTGGAATATGTTAGTTTCAATTTATCAAAAAGTTTTGCAATCGTTCTTGCTGCCATTAATTGAATATCTAGGCCTGTTTCTATTTTTATTTGTTGCAATAGGTTTTGTTCTTTTACTGCCATTGCTGTTTTTAATTGACCGGCTTTTTCGATATCTACCCGCACCCCTAAGTGACGCATATCAACTAGACAAGGAAAAAGATCTGTCTCAAGATTAAATATATTCTGTAAATCTTCTTCAATAATAATTCTTTTAAAGTGATGCCAAAGTTCTAAAGTTAATGCAGCGTCTTCTTCTGCATATGCACCTACTTCCATTGCCGGCATTCTCCACATATCTGCTTTAGCATCTAATCCTCTTTCTTTAGCAGCTTTATTTAATAAAGATTCATTTTTACCTTTATTTAAATATACCCAAGATAAAGAATTTAGTGTGAATGAAAATCTATTTTCATCAATTAATGATGCTGCAACCATGGTATCTATTATTAAACCATTGATTTTTATACCTAAATTTCTAATCCAACATACATCATACATTGCATTATGAAATATTTTTGTAGCAGGCGATGCACAAATATCTTTAAACCATCTTAAAACTTTATCTCGATCTAAATTTGGTCCTTGCTCATGAGCAATTGGAAAATATCCTTTATATCCATCTACAGCGACAGCTATACCTACTACTTCACCCTTACCATTTATGGCCCCTGAACCCAGTTTCTTTAAATCTGGATCTCTTGTCTCTAAGTCGATTGCTATTTCTTCTGCTGATCTTAAATCAGGAAACTCTGTAGGTGCTACCCACTCTGTAGTTGGCATCAACATTATATTAACCCAAAAATAAATATTGTCATAATTAATAAACCAAAAATTTCTGTATATGTATTCATTATTTTTTCCTCTTCATGTCTTGCATCTTTTTAATTTCTAATTCACAATAATGAATTACTTTCTCTAAATCTTGTATACCGTTTTTATTTTCATAACGACACACATACTTAATAACGTTTCCTTGAAAAAAGGAAAGGTCGTTCTTAGAAATAAATTCATAAGGTTGAATGTGAAAGTCTTTGTAATGACTCCCACCTATCTGTTTGTTTTGTGGAAACGCGCTCTCGAACATATCTTTATTTGTCATATTTTTCTCCTGTATTTATTTGTGGCAGTAGTTGATTTAACGACCATTTGTGAAAAACACCAGGGAATCGAGAAGTCGAATCAACGTCGTTCGTTAGAACCCGATGCTGCCACTCACCGTCAAAGGGTTTCTCTATCCCGATCGGTTTATATACTTTCGTATATAAATTTTTAAAATTTGTATTCATTTCTTTTTTTATTACCTTTTAATTTATATAAATTATTTCTTGCACGGGTAGCTCCTACATACCAAACCCTGTGTTCTTCATCATTTTTATCATCACTCTTCTTAGCTGTTTTCTTTGGTGTTCTACCTATATCTAAACAAAGTATAACATTATCTTCTTCTCCACCTTTAGCTGCATGTATAGTTGATACTAGTATTCTTGCTCTTTCATCTAAATTTTCTCCATTAATAATCATATTTTTTATATATTCTCTTTCAGATAAATTTGAATTTTCAAAAGCATCAAACCACTCTATGTTTGAGTTCCATTCTTTTTGTGGTGCACCGATATATCCTTCTATATCTTTTATTTCTTTTTCATCTAATTCAATTCCTCTACACCATGAATTATAATTAACTGATGCATTATACAATGTAACAGAAAAACTTTTACCTTTACTAGTTTGATAATATAAATTTCTTTTTCTTAATTCTTTTAACATGTCTACTAATCTATGTATGGTTCTTGTTAGTATTAAATATTTACCTTGTGTTAAATCTATTTGATCTAAATTATTTATTCTAAATGACTCACCTTCAAAATCTCTTGGATAATAAATTTTATGTTTTCGCAAACCTCTAATTTTTTCTAATGGTAATTCGGATTGTTCTTGCACTGCTTTAGATATTCTTTTTGAATATTTTAATACTCTTTCTTTACCTGATTCCTCTATAAATCTATTAACATCTGCTCCTGCCCATGCAAATATAGCTTGATCATCATCACCGGCTAAATACACATCGTCTGCATTTTCTTTTAATTTATCAAATAATTTCCATTGTAATGGAGATAGATCTTGAGCTTCATCTATAAATATAGTTTTAAATTTAGGTAAATCTTCTTTGTCAAGAAGCCTATCAATCATGTCATTAAAATCTAATTTACCTGTTTCTTTTTTATAAGCTTTTAAATTTTGATCTAAATCATTTAAAATATACCATTCAATTTCTTTTCTATTATGTTCATTTCTATTGTATTCTTCTTTAACAGTAATACATCTATTCATAGCTCTACTAATCATGGCAAAATATGGACTTTCAATATTTAAATAAAATATTTCTTCTTTATTATATTTGTCATAATACTTAACTTTTATATTAAGTTTTTTTCCAATTTTTACATAGTCTTCAGGTTGCATGACATTAATCTTTTTTAAATCTAATTGTTTAAATGCAAATGAATGTAAGGTCCTGAAAAAATCTAATTGATCATTATCAACCGGCATTCTGTTTTTAGCTACATCCGCTGCTTTTTTAGTGAATGCAAAGTAACCAATTTTATGTAGAGGTGTACCAATTCTAACATAAGCTTTTGCTCTGCTAATTAATCTGTGAGTCTTACCTGTACCTGGAGGACCAAAATATTTATAGATCATTATACAATTTCTTCTTGTTTAAAATCTGAAATTTCAACAATGTCTTCATCATCTTCATCTTTTTCAAATAAATATAATGGTATCATTGCACAGCCATTCACACCTGGATATGGTTTATCTGTTCTTTTATCTTTACCAGGAAATCTTTTCTTTTTACCAAATTGTGGTTTAGGTAAATGCTCCTCTTCTTTCTCAAACATTTTTATAATCATATGAGAAGTTCTTGATGCATCTTTCTTCCATTCATTATCTTTTAAATCATTATAAAATTCATCAAATACAAAATATGCATAAGTATCATCTTTCAATACATTACCACTTTTAAATGAGTTATGTGATGTAGCTTCTGTACTATGTATATATTGTTTCAAATGTTTCTTTAATATTTCTATAGGCGTGGTCCCTGGAGCCGGTTGCACTGTATCCTGAGTCGCTAATAATGCTTTTATAATTTCATAAAATTCTTGACCTTTAACAACTGGAGGTAATTCATCTGCTTGTGCCATCATCAATCCTCTTAATTCTTGTTGATCTTTTATTTCATTTTTATTTTTAGCATGCACTGTAACAGTTTCACCATCATCTCTTTCTACATCAAAATAATATTCAGGATCAGGTTTAAAATCTACTTTAATTAGATTTGATAATCTAGGCCATGAAATTTTTCTATCAGATATAATTCCAAATTTTCTTTTTATACATTCTGATTTAATACATACAGATGCTAATAATTCTTCATGACATTTGTAGCCTTTTTCTTGTTTCTCCCAATGTTTTATTTTTTGCTCTATATATTTGTCAGTCCATATTTCATCGAATTCAAAATAATCTCTACCTGCTTTTAAAACCATTTTACCCCAGCTATCAGGATATTTTTTCTTAGCAAACACCATATAGTTATAAAGAAATCTATCTCTACCATCATTCATTTTATTTTTACTTAAAACTTCTAGACATGGTGGACCATCACTAAATTCTTTTGCGCCACCCGTTAATTCTTTTTGAATTATACCATTAGATATTTCTTTTAATTTTTCTACTGTTACTTTATTTAATTCAATACAATTTAAAAATAATTCTAAAGACATTTCATTACCTGAAGGATCTAATGCTTTTCTATCATCACCAAAGTAAGGTAAATTTATAAAGTTACCGTTTATTTTATCTCCATCTGTATTAGTTCCTAATTTAGTTTGTTTAGGAAATACTTCTGTAGTGATTGGTAATTTAAATAAAAATAATACTTGTTCTAAAAATTCTTTTATCTCTTTTGCTTGTACAAATTCTTTTGTAAAAACATATAAATGAAGTCCACCGCTTTTTGATTTTATTGGTATGAGTGGTAATTCTTTTTCTTGAATAGTGTCTAAATATTTTTTTATATCTATATCTTTATATATCTTTGGATCAATATCTATTGCACCAAATCTTGCATAACCATTATCATCACAAGGTTGAATACCTATAGATTTTTTTCCATTTAAATGAAGAAGGTAATCATTATCTGTAATTGGTTTACCTGACCAACCATAATCACCTGCGTGAAATCTTATCTTACCTGTATTAGGATCTTTATAACCATTTTTTGCATTACAAAAACCGTAATTACGTTTTAAACCTGTAAAGTGTTTTATAAATTCTTCCATGTCTATATCCCTTTATGTTTTTTAAGAGGCGGTTCCAGTCTCCCGGTTCCGCCTCTTCTCTAGAGTATTCACTTAGTGAATTATACAATATCCTCAGTTTGAGGTTTATTGCTTTTCTCATACTCAGGTTTAGCTTGACCTTTAGACACAGATTTTTGAAACTCTTGTGCCATTAAGTATAAGTCAGCATCCTCTTTCTTAGATACATCTAAAGCTCTAGCGATTGTAGGCTTATAGACATGCCAGTTTTTACTTCCTGCAGTTTTACTAACAGTTTTTAAATTATAAACCGCTGCATATGCTGCTGGATTGTAAACACCTTTATCATCCTTAAATCTAAGATTTTTAATCAACTGATTTAATTCTCTTGCAGGTGTCAAGTTAGATGATCTCATAGTAATCACTGCAGGTCTAGGTTCATCACCTAAAACTATTACATAAAAGTATGCAGTTTTTTCTAAGTAGTTACCATTTGATAATCTATACTTACCGTTCCTTTCCTCAACAGCATCTTCCGGTACAGATAAATGTGTTCCAACAGGTGGAGCCGCTGCGTCTCCCATTTCCTGCCATTCTGGAAATCTTGTTTGCACGTGTGCAACAAGAACATTTACACCTTCATCGCCATCAGTAAGTGTGCCAAAACCTTTAGCATAAATCATACCAGGTTTAGCATTCTCAATGTACTTAGCATTGCTAGAGTTACATTCAGGTGATAGTTGATGTAGGATTTTTAAAATCGGAGTTGACATATCATCCGATTTGATTTCTTCGCTACCTCTACCAGAATCACTTCTTA